GGAAATGGTCATTAAAAATAAATGTTTATTATTTATAAACAAATTTTCTTTAGCTTGGATAGCTTGTATGCTTTGTATGGTAAGAGGAGATTTATCAGTGTTAAATTTTAAGCACGTTATGATAGCTTCTAAAACAGGAACACTTACAGGGTTCATAGTAGTTTTAATGTCATTAGTTCCTTTTGATTTTAAATACAAATTTCCAGCATTTATGTTTATTGGTTGTTTTATTGGAGATTTAATAGTCCACGATACACATTATGGTTATTGGTGGACAGAAGCATTAATAACATCTTGTATTGCGACTATTTTAAGTTTTTTAGTAATGCACACTAAAGCTAGTAAAAAGATAGAGGAGTTTTTTAAATGATAGAAACAGTAGTAGCACTTTTAATGTTAATAAATAATGAAATCAAAGAACACAGAATACAAACATCTATGAGTGAATGTTTAAAAGGAAAAAGAGTTGCATCAAGAAAAATAGATGACAATGTTGAGTATCAATGTATAAAATCTAAAGCAGAACTAGAAAATAACATTGATGGTAGTAAATCAATTAAAAAACTTATATTAGAATAATGAAATTTATATTAGCTTTTAGTATCTGTTCAGCAATTACAGGATATTGTAACAATACTATGACAGTTGATAAACAATTTAACACTTGGACAGAGTGTGTTATAGGTGGAAGTCAATTAACTATTGAATATGCAACAAGACAGGAAGAAAAAATAAATAAGGATAAACTATATATTACTTATTTCTGTAATGAAAATATCCCTGACAAAACCCCAGCTTAAAGTAAGTAATTCAGAAGCTAGATTTAGAGTCTTAATATCAGGTCGTAGATTTGGTAAAACTTATCTTTGTATAACAGAGATGATGAAATACGCATCTAAACCCAAACAAAAAATATGGTATGTAGCACCAACATTTAAAATGGCTAAAGAGATTGCGTGGGCTAGTTTAAAAGAAATGCTTAATCAATTTAATTGGATAGAAGATATTAACGAAACCACAATGACTATTACGATAAGAAAATCTAATAGTACAATCTCATTAAAAGGTGCAGATAATTATGACTCATTAAGAGGTTCAGGAATTAACTTTTTAATATTAGATGAGTTTGCAGATATAGATAAACGAGCATGGTTTGAAGTTTTACGTGCTAGTGTTGCTGATACATTAGGAAGTGTTTTAATGTGTGGTACTCCTAAAGGTTATGGTAATTGGAGTTATGAAATGTATCTAAAAGGAAAGCAAGATGATGAATGGGATAGTTACCAATTCACTACTATTGATGGTGGTATGGTTACACCAGAAGAAATAGAACAAGCTAAACAAGATATTGATATTAGAACTTTTAGACAAGAGTTTGAGGGTACATTTGAAAACTATGCTGGAAGTGTTTATTATAATTTCCACCCTGTTGATAATGTTGTTAAACGTCAAATAGATTGGGAAAAACCTTTACATATAGGAATGGACTTTAACGTTGACCCAATGTCAGCTTGTGTAGGGCAAATAGAAAAAGATAAAGTTTATTTTGTAGATGAAGTAATTATTTATGGCTCTAATACTGATGAAATGGTGCAAGAATTACGAGATAGATATGGAACGAAGATTCCAATATTTATATATCCTGACCCAGCTTCTAAACAACGTAAGACTTCTGCTGGTGGTAGAACTGATTTATCTATTTTACAAAATGCTGGATTTAAAGTTAAGGTAAAACACAAACACCCAGCTATTCGTGATAGAGTGAATGCAGTTAATAGTAGGCTCAAAGATTCTAAAGGAGAAAGACATATTTTTGTTTCACAATCTTGCAAAACATTGATAAAAGGGTTACAAAGACAAATATACAAAGAGAATACAAATATTCCTGATAAGGAAGATGGATTCGATCATATGAACGACGCACTTGGTTACATGATTGATTACTTAAAACCATTAACCACACAGGCAAGATTTAATTCTCCTACAAGATGGACAATGAAGTAATTTATGGCATACACTAGAGATCAAGCAATAGAAACCCACAAAGACTATTCAGAAACAATTAATAATTGGGAATACTACATCAGATCATATAATGGTGGCTATGACTATATGATAGGTCAATATCTTAACAGATATAATTTAGAATTAGATAACGAGTTTAATCAAAGACTTGCTAATACTCCATGCGATAATCATTGTAAAAATATTATTCAAATTTACTCATCATTTTTATTTAGAGTTAGACCAAGTAGAGATTTTGGTTCTATGCAAGATGAAGCTAGTTTAGAATCATTTTTAAAAGACGCAGATTTAGAGGGTAACAATTTAAATTCAGTAGTTAAACAAGCACAAAATTACGCATCAATCTATGGTCATTGTTTTATGGTTTTAGATAAACCTAATATCCAAACAGAAACAAAAGCAGATGAATTAGATCAAGATATAAGACCATATGTTTCAATCGTTACTCCAGAAAATGTATTAGATTGGAATTATGAAAGAATGCCTAATGGTAAGTATGAACTTAATTATTTAAAAGTAAGAGAAGAAGTTGATAGAGATGGTGGTACATACATGAGAATTTGGTATCGTGATAGAATAGATACTGTGTATATGCCAGATAGAGAAGAACCTAAATTGACAGATACTGTACCTAATATGATTGGCAAAATACCAGCAGTTATTTTATACAATTCTAAATCTCACAAAAGAGGAATTGGTCAATCAGATTTAACTGATATAGCTGATCTGCAAAAATCTATCTACAATGAATACTCTGAAATGGAACAACTAATAAGATTAACTAACCACCCATCATTAGTTAAAACACCAAGTGTAAATGCAAGTGCTGGTGCTGGTGCAGTAATAGAAATGCCTGATGAATTAGAACCAAACTTAAAACCATATTTACTACAACCCTCTGGTCAAAACTTACAAGCTATTATGGATTCTATTAATAACAAAGTACAATCTATAAATAGAATTGCACACACAGGAGCAGTAAGAACTGAAAAGACAAACATATCATCTGGTGTAGCATTACAAACAGAATTTGAATTACTTAATGCAAGACTATCTGAAAAAGCAGATAACTTACAATTAGCAGAAGAACAATTATTTAATCTATATGCTATGTTTCAAAATGTAGAATTTGATGGAGAAATTAACTATCCTGATTCATTTAACATTAGAGATTATGCAAGTGATCTAGTTTATTTCCAACAAGCAAAATCATTAAATATTGGCTCACCAACATTTACTAAAGAAGTTGATAAAGAAATTGCTAGAGCAGTTGTTGATGATGATAATAAATTAAACGAAATTTTTGACGAGATAGATGCTAAATCAGAGGTTGGAGAATTCACACAAGACGAAGTACAACAAGAAACAGTAGAAGAAGAACAGATATAACTTGGAAATGCGTCTAATTAATCGCTATGCGATCTGTCCATTTTACATTGGCGATATATAGTTTCTTTAATGCAACCAACCAACAACCAAGTTTTTATTTAATTAATTTAGGTTTAGATAATACAGTTAAAGGTTTCATAACTTGGTCAAAACCATTATCAAAAACAAAATCTCTTTGATCTTTAGTATGTCTTTTGATTTCTGCTGTAATACTAATTTTATCTCCCTCTTTAAATTTTGAATCGCAATCATCACATAATTGTTTTGAATTACCAAAATAAATTAAACTATTACCATCTACATCTTCAAATTTATGTGCAAGACAATAACCATAATTACTATCAAAACCAAAAATTTTAGTAATTTTAAGTTCTAAATCTAAAATATCTCCAACATCTCCAACATGAGAATATTTATCTTTTGCTTCTTTAATTTTTTTAGCAGTTTCTAATTTTTCTATATTTGAAAAATAATCTAATACGTGTTGCTCTGAATAAACAGGGGTTTTAACAAGGGTAAATTTTTCCCAGCTTCTTCTATGCCAGATTACAACATCAGGAACATAACCTATCTTTTCTTCAGCTTTAGCTTTAGCTTTATTTAGATCAGTTGATAATTTACCTTTATAATCTTCTCCCTCATTTAAAATCCAATAAATATCATCAGCACCTTTTGAAATGTGGTATCCATTAGGGTAGTTTTGTTTTAACATTGGCTCTCTCTTTCCATTAGTTTTTATATATAAAATCTATAAAAAATTGATATAAAGGTCAAATAAAAACGAGCATAGTATTTACTAGCTTTTTGGAGTATATATTAGAACATAATTAGAACAAAAT